GTCGGAGTCAGGGTGCGCTCGCGCGCGCTCGTCGGCACCGAGCGCGGTACTCGCCAGTGTTTGCAAGGGATCTGACGGGTGCGCTCGTTCGACGTCCTCCCGCGCTCGCTCGTCGTGAGCGCGGTCGCCGTCCAGACCGCGCTCGCGGCCCTCGAGCGCAATCCCGGCCTCGTTGTCCACAAGTTCTTCCACAGCCGCCTCGGCGGCCTGGCGGCGGTACTTCACGGCCGCCTGGACCTTCTTGTAGCCGTGGCCCTTGCCGCTGGCGCGCAGTGCGTCGGACGCCTTGCGGGCCGACACGTCGACGGGCAGGCCGAGCTCGTTGAGCCGGTCGGCGATCTCCTTGGTGCCCGCCGGCCACCCGGCGCCCGTCGCGCTGACCGGCATGGCGAACGTCATGGTGCCGTCGACCTCGGCGACGACGATGTCGGTGACCTCGGGGAACCAGCTCATGCGCCGGTGGGTGGCCGTGATCCGCTGGCCCGTCTCGGTGCGCTCGAGGCGAATCACGACGTCGACGTCGTCGTTCTTGGCCGACGTGCCGCGCTGGCCCTTGCTGGTGTCCTTGCCGGAGTGGTCGAGGCGCTTCCAGCCGATGCCGTGCTGCTTGAGCAGCAGGCCGGTGTGGCGGTAGAAGGCGCGCATGGTGTCGGCGTCGTTCTCGTCGCCCTGGATGACCCGGCTGGTGGTGTCGATGATGACGAACTTGGCGCCGACGGCGAGGGCCGCGGCGAGCAGCGCCTGGCCGCCGGCCTCGGTGTCGAGCGGCGGCAGGCTGGGCAGCAGGGCGTAGTGCAGGTTGGACAGGTCGTCGTCGGGCCCGTAGCCGAACTCTGCGAGCCGGTCCCGCAGGTCCTCGAGCGTCATCTCCATGTCGACGTACAGGACGCTCATGGGCTCGCTGGCGGGCTTGAGCAGGAACGGGCGGCCGGTCGCCAGGGCGGCGCAGGCGGCCAGCACCAGGTAGCTCTTGCCGGTCTTGGCCCCGGCGTAGAGCGCATGGCTGCGCCGGAGGGCGAACAGCGGCTCGAGCAGCCACTCCTGCTCGTCGAGCTCGGCGTTCCAGAACTCGTGCCAGTCGATGAGGTAGGGCCCGAGCGGGTTGGCGCCGTCGTCGCCGACCTCGGCCGGCGGCGTGGCGTCCCACTCGGTCCAGCGGTCGGGGTCGCCGCCCGCTGCACGGATGGCGTCCTTGATGCGGGCCACCATGGCGGCGTCGGTCAGCGGGTCGCTGCCCGACTCGATGCGCTGGCGCCACTCCTCGGCCTCGAGGTGCAGCCGGGTGGTGCGCTCCTGGGGCGTCTCGCGCCTGGGCCGGTTGGCCGGCATCGGCGGCGGTGGCCCGAGGTCGGGCCGCTCGTCGTCGGTCATGGTCACGCCCATTGCTCGCGCTCGGAATCGCCGCACCAGTCGTGCGGCTTCACGATCGGCCACAGCGCCACGAAGGTCGTCCCGTCATGCGCTACCGCAGGCGCGTGCCGGTGGCACTCACTCGCGTCGGCGTCGTAGTAGACGCACGCATCACAGATGCATGGGTCAGTTACCTTCTCCACTGCTTGTCCTTCCGATCTCAATGGGTGGTCGAGCACGGCCCGGCAGGAGCTCCACCTCCTGCCGGGCCGACCGCTCAGAAGTCGTCGTCGGGCGCGGCGTCGGGGCCCGGCGTGCCGGTCAGCTCCTCGACCTCGCCCGGCTTGGCGTCGCGGGCCTGGACGGTGAACTCCTTGCCGACGCCCTTGGGCGCCTCGTAGGTGCCCGACCAGGTCACCCGGCAGATGCGGCCCAGGCCGAGCTTGGGCGCACCGTTGGCCAGGTTGCGCTTGAGGCTGGCCTGGCTGCCGTTGATGATGACGTTGCCCTCGGTCGTGCCCAGCACGATCTGCGGCACGGGCTGGCCGTTGAAGTCGGTGCCGCCGTCCACGCTGTACGCGACGATGACGCCCTGGTAGAAGTCGCCCACGTTCTCCCACTTGGCGTAGGAACCGGTGACGCTGCCGACGTCCTCAAAGTCGTCGATGCTCATGTTGATGCCCTCTCTGTGGCTGTTGCTTGTTGCTTGCGGTCGGCCGGTCGGCCGGCGCTCTAGGTGGCCAGCCGCGCGAGCTGCTGCTCGATGCGGCGGACCTCGGTCTGTGCGGCCGACAGCGCCTGGCGCAGCCGGTCATTCTCCTGCTCAGTGGCTTCCATCTCGTCGATGAGCCGGCCGAGGTCGGTAGCCGTGACGTGGAGCACCTGGGCGCCGTCGAACTGCCTGACGAACACCCGCCAGTACGGCGAGCGGCTCACGCCGCGCCCTCCTGCTCGACGACGTCGAGAAACATCCCGCACCGCTTGCGAGCGAGGTCGGCGTTCCTGGCGTCGAGGTCGATCCCGACGGCGTCCCGGCCGAGGCCGTTCGCTACTGCGAGGGTCGTCCCGCTCCCGGCGAACGGGTCGAGGACGATCCCGCGCCGGTAGTCCTCGTGGCCGCAGTCGGTCCAGCCGGTGGTCGTTGCGTTCCGAACGGCCGTATGGCCGACGCCGCCGCCGGTGGGCCCGTTGCGTTCGGCGTCGCGTTGCTCTGACGCGTACGGCGAAGGGGTGACTTCCACCATCCGCCGCCGCGGTTCCCCGCAGGTCCGGCAGACGTGCTGCGGGCACATCGCGAGCACCGGCCGGACGAGGAGCAACCGCGGCCAGGTCGCGTAGTGGGAGCCCTTGTACGCCTCGGGCGAGACCTTCCACCAGTCGAGCGGCGGCGCGCCGGAGGGGTTCTGTGGACACTGCTGAGGTCCACGTTCGCCGCCCTTGTCGTTGGCGGTGTGCTGCTCGTCGGCTCGGTCGTTCGGAGTCCGCACCGCGTCGAGGTCGAACCACCGGGTCCGCGACCGCGTGGCGATGACCATGACCGACGTCGCCGGTCGGAACTTGTCGCCCAGGGCGCCGACCGGCGGGTTCGGCCGGACCCACCGCACCAGGTTGCGGACCCGCCACATACCGGCCGGCGACTCCTCGCCGGTGAGGACGTTCCGGCCGTAGGCGAGGCAAGCGGCGTACAGCTCGGGGACGATGCACAGAGACTTTGCAAGCGGCCAGCCATCGCGCTTGTCGGAGCCGGCGTAGGTGTCCTTTGCCGTCTGCGTTCGCTTGCCGTCGCCCTTGAGGTCGCCGCCAGAGCCACCGCTCCCCGAGTACGAGTCCCCGAGCTCAACGGCGATCGACCCGTGGGGCGCGAGCACGCGTCCCCATTCGGCGGTCAGGGCGAGGAGGGTGTCGAGGAACTCGGCCGGCGTCGGCTCCTGGCCGATCTCGCGACCCTTGTCGGGATGGTCGTCGGGAAGGTACGACCGGAGCGCCAGGAACGGCGGCGATGTCAGGACGAGGTCGACGCACCCGTCGGCCATCGTCCCGAGGACGTCGAAGACGTCTCCCACGTGGTAGGTGCTGGCAGTCATCCGTCCCCCTTGATGGGCTTGCCCCACGGCAGGTCGCCCAGGGCGTCGTAGAGGCGTCCGTCGCTGGGCCGCAGCTCGCCGTTGAAGCTGTTGGCGTTGCGGTGGGCGGCCACGGCGCAGCGCAGCCGCAGCAGCTCCTCCTCGAGCTCGCAGATGCGGTCCGACGCCCGTGCGAGCAGGCCGGTGTCGAAGTGCTTGCCGACCTCGGCGCACTCCTGGGCGGCCAGCAGGTCGTCGGGCAGGCTCGTGGTGCCGCTCACGACGCCACCTCCTCGCCGTCGATGCCGTTGGCGTCGGTGTCGCACGCCAGGTCGGCGAGCTGCGTGGCCTCGTCGAGCGACAGCGACCCGAGGACGCCGCCGACGGTCACGCCCTGCTGCTCGGCCAGGTCGCCGACGACGTCGACGAGCAGGCGCCGCACGAGGGCCGCACCGGCCTCGGGCCCGTCGGCCTTCTCGGCGATGCGTGCCAGGTACATGGCGGCCCGGCTGACCTCGAACGCCCACAGGGTGACGTGCTTGCCGCGGCCCATCTTGAAGTCGGCCGAGCCTTCCTCGACGGCCTCGGCCTGCCACACCTTGATCCACGCCTTGACGCCGGCCGACTGGCGGCGGGCCCGCTCGCGCAGCATCTGCAGCGCACCGGCGTCGACGGGGCCGCCGAGCTCGGGCCGCTGGCGAATCGGTACGACCTCGGCGACCTGCACGGCCGGGGCCGGGGGCTCGACGGGCAGCGGCTCGTCGGACCAGGGCAGCTCGAAGACGCGCTCGATGGCGTCCATCTGCTCGTCGGTCCACTCCTCCGCGGCCTTGGGGCCACGGACGCCGGGCAGCTCGGCCTGCCACTTGGCCTTGACGTCGAACGGCAGGGTGGCGAGCAGGCGCTGGCGGCGTCGCTCGAGCAGGTCGTCGGCCCCAGTGCCGGGGAACGCCTCGGCCACGAGCTCTGCCGTGGGCCGTTCGTCGTTCGTGGCGGCAGGAACCTCGAACGCCGTGAGCAGGTCACGGCGGCTGCGCCAGCGGTGGGCGAAGACGGCGTGGTCGAGCGCCTCGCGCCCGGCGGTGATGTCGAGCCACTTGAGCGTGGCCGGACCGCCCTTGGCGGGCAGGTGGCAGATGATGGCCCGCTCCTGGTCGACCTCGGGCATGGGCCGGTGCGTCTCGGCGTGCGGGTCGTACAGCGTCTCGGCCGCTGCATAGATGCTCAACTGGACCGCATACCCGCCACTTCCGTACGCCACGCTGGACCCAGTTTTCAGGTCGAAGATGTAGCGGCGGCCGCCCACCATGACGTGGCAGTCGGCCATGCCGGCGATGCCGAGCTCGGCGAGGACGTGGATCTGCTCCACGGCGTCGAGGCAGACCGTCACGCCGTGGGCGTCCATGACGCGCCGGTACTCGGCGATCCGCTCGGCGAACGCCTCGGGCACCTCGGCCGCCGGGTCGAGGTTGACCTTCTCGACGACCCGGTGCAGGGCGGTGCCCATCGACGCCGCAGCGTCGGCGCCCGAGGCGTCGAGGGCCTTCTGGCAGACGCTGTTGAGCGTGTCCTTGTCGTCGATCGTCGTCGACTGCACCTGGGCGAGCAGGTCGGGCCGCGACGCCAGGCCGACGGCGACGTGGCGCTGCTGCCACTTCTCGATGGCGTGGCGGCTGTCGAGCAGACCGCTGATGGTCGTGGCCCTGGTCATGGCGACCGGCTTGCCGCCGCCCTCGGGCGTGATGAGGTAGCGGCCCCAGCGGTCCCGCCTCGGTCCCTCGCCGACCGTCTCCATCTCGTTGCTCATGGCTGGTGTCCTTCCTTCTTCATGGCTGTTCTCTGTCGGATGTCGGTGCCGCCCCAGGTCCCCGCCTGCGGGTGGTGGTCGAGCGCGTAGGCCAGGCACTCGACCTGGACGCCGCAGGACTCGCAGAGGGTCCGTGCGGCGACGATCTCGGCCATGCCCCGTCGTCCGGCGCCGGGCGGCGGCACGAACAGGTCGGCGGCCTTGGCATGGCCGAACGTCCAGGCGAGCGTGAGGGCCCGCTCGGTGCGGCACTCGCCATGGGCCATCCACGACGGTCGCCGCTCTGCCAGGTCGAGCAGCTCGTCGACGCTCATCGGCTCGTCGCTGGTGGGGCGCTCGAAGTAGGTCACTCGTCCACCTCGTCGAACAGGGAGACCGCGCCGGGCGTCTCTTTGCGGACCTGCGTCGGACCCTGGACCGGGCCGAACCTGGCCTCCCGCTCCGCCCAGGCGACGCGGCCCTCGATAAGGGGCAGGTAGTCGGCGGTTAGTTCGATCCCGACGGCGTCGAAGCCCTCCAGCACCGCGGCGGCGAGCGTGGTGCCGCTCCCGGCGAAGGGCTCCAGCACGGTCCCGCCGGGCGGGGTCACGAGCCGGACGAGCCACCGCATGAGGTCGAGCGGCTTGACGGTCGGGTGGAAGTTCTGCTTTATGGTTTCGTTGCGGTTGCGTCGCTCCCACGACCCTCCGCTCGGCCTCTCGTCGCCGACCTGCATTTGCACCTCCGGCAGTCCGTCGAGCCCGGCGTTCCGCTCGGCGCGGTCGGGCTTGGCGACGTAGCGGAAGGAGGTCAGGTCGTCGTCGGTGAACCCGGCCACGGTGAAGAACCGCGAGGCGCCCGCCTCGTCGTCCCCGCTCTGCCGGTCGAGCACCTCGGCGGCCTCGGGGTCGAGGACGACGTTCGCGGGCCAGCGGCCGAGGCCGTCGACCGGCTTCCCGAAGTCACCGTTCAGTACGTCGCCGAGGATTCCGTTACTGGGTCCCGCAGTGCACCCGGCTGTCCCGCCGTCCGTCCCCACCCGGCACCCGTCGACGTTCAGGGCGCCGGTGCCGTGGGCCAGGACGTTCGCCGCCACGGTCCCCGCCAGCGGCTTGCGGGCCACGACGACCGGCTCGTGGGCGGGCTTGAGCGCGGTGCCCCACCCTTCCCACCTGGCGGCCTCCGGCGTGGCGGGCGCGGTGATAAGCGCCGAGGCAAGTCGCGTTTGCGTTGTGCTGGACCCGAGTCCGTGTCCGAAGGCGCCAGTCCCGCTCGAATGGCCGCTCAGGTGGTAGCCAGGCCGGTCCAGCTTGTCCCCCACGACCTCCCGCTCCGCGCCCGCCGCCTTGTCGATCGCCTTCGAGACGTCGAGCGACTTCGGGAAGCCGGACCCGTAGAGCCAGTGGATGGAGTCGCGGACCTCGAACCCGGCGTCCTCGACGGCGCAGGCGAGGCGGTGGTAGGTGCGGGTCCCGCCGAACGCCAGGAGGTGCCCGCCGGGCTTCAGGACCCGGAGGACCTCGGCCCAAAGGGCGGCGTCGTAGGCGACGCCCTGGGCGTCCCACGCCTTGCCCATGAACCCGAGCTCGTAGGGCGGGTCGGTCACGACGGCGTCGACCGAGGCGTCGGGAAGGCCGGCGAGGACCTCGCGGCAGTCGCCGTGGTGGAGCGTCACGCGCCGGGTGGTGAGGTGCGGGGTCACGCCGACGTCCTCGCTGCGTGGCAGAGGGCCCTGAACCGCACGACGGCCCAGCGCCGCCCGTTGCGGTCCGACCACACGACGGCGTCGTGGCGCGACAGCCACAGGTCGGCCTGGCAGGTCGTCGACGGCCGGGTGACGAGGATCTCGTGCCCGTCGAGGCGCACCAGCCAGTCGTCGTAGGGCAGGACGCAGACGTCCTCGCCGACGTCCCGGCTGCCCTCGGTCTTGCGGACGACGACCGGCACGAGCGTCTCGCCCGCCTGCCGCTCGGCCTGGCGCAGCCACGCCGGCCACGCCGTGTCGGCGACGTTCTTGCACTCGATGGCGACGCCCACCGGGCCGACGACGTCGCCGGGCTGGTGCGTGCCCGAGTGACCGAGCACCGAACGGGTCGTGGCGGCCTCGGGGTAGCCCGAGCGCCGCAGGTAGTGGACGACCTCGAGCTCGTAGCGGTGGCCCTTGCGCCGCGAGTAGGCCCCGGTCACTCGGTCCACCAGGCACGCAGTGCTGACTCGGCCTTGCGCTCGTCGTGGCGAGCCTTCTTGCACTCGTCGGAGCACAGGAGCTGCTGGGCGCTGTACGGCCTGAACTTGTCGCCGCAGTGCAGGCACGGCCGTCCGATGTCGGCCGTCCTGCGCCACTCGCGCCGCTGCCGGGCGCTCATGCCCCCATACACGCCGTCCTTCTCGAAGGCGTTCTCCTCGAGGCACTGCTCGGTGACCGGGCAGCCTTGGCAGATGGCGACGGCGGCGAGGAACCCGGCCGTGTCGCCCCTCGTGGGGAAGAACACCTCGGCGTCGACGCCGAGGCAGTTGGCCTCCTGGTGCCAGGTCACGCCGCCCCCTGGTACTCGGCGCCCGACAGCGACATCAGCACGCCCACGAACTGCCACTGGCGGCGGCAGGCGCGCGAACTGCAGCGCAGCATCTGCGTGACCCGTAGCCCTGAGCTTGTCGTGGCCGAGGGCGTCTGCTGCACGACGTGGCTGCCGCAGTGCGGGCAGGACACCGGGATGCGCAGCTCGGGCACCACGTCGGGCACCGGCTCGGCGGCCTTGGCCGAAGCGGCCAGTCCTCGGTTGTACGCCGTCTGTGCCGCCGTGCACTCGTCGCAGCGGCACCCGGCGTTGTAGGTGCGCCGCTCGCCGTGCTGGCGCTCCGGCCTTCGGGAGACGCCCCCGTTGCGCTCGGAGTACCGCTTGCGCTGGTAGGCGGCCTCGGCGGCCCGGCACTCCTCGCACCTGCACCCGCCGGCGTACATGGGGCGCGTCCCATGCTCCTTGGCGGCCGGACGCCTGCGCACGTCGCCCCTCTTGCGTGCCTCGTAGCGCTCCTTGGCGTAGGCGGCCTGAGCCGTCTTGCACTCCTCGCAGCGGCAGCCCGCCTGGTAGGTGGCGGTCAGGCCGTGCTGGCGCTCTGACATCGGGATCTTGCGGCGGGGCATCAGCGTCCCCTCCGCAGCACGGCCAGCACCCGGCCCAGCACGTCGTCGTCCGACCGCAGGGCGAGCTTCTCGGCCGCGGCGATGTTGGCGCGCAGCTGCTCGACCTCGATCGTCAGGCGCCGGTGGTCGACCTCGAGCAGGCGAAGACGACCCTCGAGCTGCGTGACGCCCAGCCAGCGGCGGACCCACTCCACGACGGGGCCCATCAGCGCGTCGCCCACGGCCTGGTGCCGTGCTTGGTCCGCATCACGAGCGCCGCCCTGACGTTGCAGGTGGCGTCGCCCCAGCTGTAGTTGGTGCAGCCCACGGCCCGGTAGAACGGGTTGGAGTAGCGGAGCAGCATCTGGAAGCAGCCACGGGCCGAGGAGCGCCGGTTCGCTGCCGTCGGGATGCCACGGGACTCCCGGTGGACGATGCGGTGGGCCCACGCCTGCCACGCCGGCGGCCAGTAGGCGTCGACCGCTGCGTGGCACGGGCCGGAGTACCCGGCGTGCGCCGGTGCGGCGCCGGCCGGAGCAGTGGCGAGCCCGGCCGGCGCCAGGAGCAGGAGGACGACCAGGGCGCGCCTCATCGGTCCACCTCCTCGAACTCGAGGGTCAGCGGCGCCGGGCGCTCGCCCAGCACGTCGGCGAGGTTCTCGCAGACGTTGATGAGCTTGCGGCGCAGCGTGTCGAGGGCGTTGCCGAGGTCGTAGACCTCGTGGTGGATGGCGTCGAGCTCGATCTGGACGCTCTCGGCGAGCTCCACGAGCTCGGCCACGAAGATCGGATCGTGCATGTCGGTCACTGGTCGTTCTCCTTGGTGATGTCGGCGACCTCGGCGAGCACGTCGTCGAGGCCTAGGTCGGTGGCGCACCGGCTGAACCAGCCGGGGCAGCGGTCATCGAGGTCGTAGGTGGCGATGGCGGCAGCCAGCTCGGAGCGGTGCCGCCGGACGCGCTTGCCGTCCGGCGTGTGGACGTCGAACCAGCCGTCGGCCATCGGGACGATGCGGCGGCTGTCGGCGGCCGGCTGGAACCGGCCGTCGGCCTTGCCGCCCTTCCTGGCGGGTGCCCGGCCCATCAGGCACCGTCCTCGTCGTTGCGGCGCTCGAGGCGCACGACCTCGGCCAGCGGGTGGGCCGTCGGGTGGTGGCGCTGGGCCCGCTGCTCCTCGAGCAGCTGCACCCGGCCGGTGGTGAAGCCGTTGGCGTAGCCCTCGCGCCAGGTGCGCACGAGCTGGTCACGGTCGGCCGAGCGGTCCTTGCCCTCGGCCTGGTACTCGGCGGCCACCTTGGTGGCGGTGCCGACGACCACGCCGACGAACAGGCCTGTGGCGAACGACGCCGCAGTCAGCAGCACGGCGCTCATCGACCGACCTCCTTGTCGAGGTCGGCCTCGGCCTCGTCCCTCGCCTCGCGCCAGAACAGGTAGTCCTCGCACTCGTCGGCGATGGGCTGGAAGGTCTTTGTGGCGTTGTGCGCCATCGACCCGGCGTCGGCGATGCGGCGCAGCACGGTGTCCACGTCGGGCCCTGCGCCGAGGGCGCTGCGGGCACGCTCGGCGAGGAAGACGACGGCCTCCACCGCCAGCACCACCTTGCGCTGGTAGTCGGCGGGGTCGACCTGGCCGCCGAGGGCGTCGAGCAGGTCGAAGACGGCCTTGGATTCGGTGATGTTCATCGGGCCACCCGCCCGTCCCGCTGGGCGGCGTCGACGATGCGGCCGACACGACGGGCACGGGCCGCAGCCCGGCGCGCCTCGAGCCACCCGCCGACGAACGGCACGGCCGTCATGGCGCCGACGGCGGCGAACCCCACGACCCTCACAGCTCGGCCCCGATCTCTCGCAGCTCGGCCACGAGCTGGTCGTCGAGCGGGTTGGCCCGCACGCTGTCGACGTAGGCCACCAGGCGGCGCAGCGTCGGCAGGAGCAGCGGGTCGAGCTCCTCCTGCTCGGCGAACAGGCGAACGGCCAGGGCGTCCTGGTCGGTGGCCCGCACGCCGAGGGCGGCGAGGCCCTGCTGCCCGGCGCCGACGAGCTGGCGGCACGCAGCCTCTGCCATCTCGGCGCCTGCGACGATGTAGCGCACGCCGTCCGGGAGGTGCAGCCACAGGATGGGCGTGCCGCCCGACCTGCTCAGCTCGGCCGTCGCGACGGACTCTGCCCGCCACGCTCCTTGGATCTCTGCCATTGTGGGTTCCTTCCCTTGTTGGGACGCACCCGGCCGGAGCTCATTGCCGTGATCAGCCGGCCGGGTGCGCACTTGTTGCCCTCCGCAGTGGTGCGGGGTCCTGTTGCCAGGAGGAAGCGGCAGGCCCCCAAGAGAAGGAAGACGGGGCCTGCCGCTACCGCCGGGCCCAGGGCGGGCTCTCGGCGGTCAGGTTCTTCGGTGTGACTCGCGCCACTCGGGCGCAACAATCCGACGCACGGAGGGCGCAGGTGTGCGTACCGTCGCTGCGTGGTTCTGCGGATGTCGGCTAGTTACCGTGCGATAACTCATCGGTCCCTCGGGGCTCGTGCTTCGTGGGCGGGCAACGTAGAGCGTTCCGACGCGCAGGTGGTGGATGGTCGGAAGATTCTTGGCGGCGGGCACGGTAGCGCCGGCCAGAGACACGCCATGACCACAAGTTGCAGACGCAACGCACGGCGCGAAGGCTCCCGCCTCCGTGCCCCTGTACGGGGCAGCGAGAGGGAGGAAGACATGAAGCACCTGACCTTGTCCGCGCTCGTCCCGCTGTGGATCGTGAGCCGCTCGTACCGTCCGGCCTCGGCCCGCCAGCGGGGCATCCTGCTGGCGCAGTTCGTGGCCGTCGTCGGCGACGTGGCGCCGGCCCAGCTCGACCTGCCCGACGTGCTCGCCTGGTGGGCCACCACGGAGCGCATGGCGACGAACAGCCGCCGGGCTCACTACATGGCCGTCTCGGGGTTCCTGCGCTGGTGCGTCGCCGTCGGCGCGGCCGAGCGCAACGTCCTCGACGCCGTCAAGGTGCCCGCCGAGCCGCGCCTGGTGCCCAAGGCCCTCGACGCCCGGCAGGTCGCCGCAGTGTCCGCAGTGGTGCCCGACGGCCCGATGCGGGTCGCGTTCGCCCTGGGCCTGCACGCCGGGCTGCGCCGCTCCGAGGTGCTGGCCCTGACCGGCGCCGACGTGCACGACGGCGAGCCGCCGCTGCTGCTCGTGCGCCGCAAGGGCGGCCACCAGCAGCTCGTGCCCGTCGACCACCCGGTGCTGCGGGCCGTGCTCGCCGGTGCCGGCGACGGGCCGCTGGTGCCGGTCCCCGCCGGGTCGTTCTCGGCCCGCTGGTGCCGCCTGTTCGCCCAGGCCGGGGTGCGTGGCTCGTTCCACTCGCTGCGCCACACCTGGGCCACCGACGCGCTGGCGTCGGGGATGTCGGTGCGCACCGTCCAGGAGCGCCTCGGGCACCAGTCGCTCGAGCACACGGCCCGCTACCTGCGGCCCGGCTAGTTCGCAGACAACAGTCCAAGGGAAGGGACCACACCATGCGACTCACAATGCACAAGCAGATAGACCCGGTACTGCTGCAACAGGCACTCGTCGACGCCTGCGCCCACCTGCGCACCGACGACGGCTACCTGTGCCCCAGGCACGTCTACCGGGCGCTGCTGTCGGGCGCCCTCGACGACGCCGTCGTGGCCGAGCAGTGGGGCACCGAGGACGAGCGGCGGCGCCTGCACCGCAACGACGAGTCACGGCTGGCGTTCGACGCCGCCGTCGTGGCGTCCGTCGTGCCGGGTCCGTGGTTCGTGCCGTTCGAGCCTTGTGCGGCGCTGCGGAGGGCAGGAGCAGCGCGAGCTAGTCGTGGTTGATGGCGGACGCCGAGTCGTGGTCGCTGCCGAGGTCCTTGGAGACCAGGCCGATGACCGCGGCAAACCCGGCGGCCACGGCGGCGACGAGGAGCGCCTTGGCGCTGTCCATCGAGGTCACGCCGGCCATCTGCGTCGCAGCCAGGGCGAGGGCCGCCTGCACGAACGTGCGGACGACCCGCTCGAGCAGGTCCTTCTGGAACTTGGTCATGGGTTCACCTTTCGCAGGGGATCGCCGTGCGCCAGCCGAGGCCGTCGCCCGTGAGGTAGGCCACCGCCTGCTGGGGCGGCTCGACCGGGAAGTTGCACTCGGCGGAGAACGCCGAGTAGCCGACGACGCTGCCGTTCACGGTGAACTGCGGGCCGGTCGTCAGCTGGTGCCAGTGGCCGAGGAACAGGTGCTCGAACGGTCGGCCGAGGCCCGCCTGGCGCTGCTGCTTGCGAGCGGTGAGTCGCATGATCGGGGGCCAGACACCGCCGATCCCCCCGCCGCCCCGTGCCTGGTCGCCGTGGGTGAGCAGGTAGCGGCGGCCGAAGACCTCGAACTCGGCGTCGCTGGCCTCGTCGATCGACCAGGTGATGCGGGCGTCGTCGGCGGTGAGCCGGGCGACGAGGTGCGCCAGGTGCCAGTCGAGGTTGTCGCGGGCCTTGAGGTGCGACCGCTTCTTCATGGTCATGCGGCCGTGGTTGCCGACGACGCACGGGACGTGGACGGCGCCGTAGGCGTCGGCCAGCAGCGTGAACGCCGCAGCGAGCTGCTCCGACCAGTACAGCAACGAGCCAAACATCGTGTCTGCGGCGTCCTGCAGGTGCGCCACGTCGATCGGGCCCGTCATCATGTCGCCGCCCCACAGGACGACGACGCCCCGTACGTCGGCGGTGGGGCCGACCTTGGGCAGCTCGGCGAGCCGGTGGGCCCAGCACTTCAGGCGCTCGGTGGCGATGGTGCGGTCGTAGGCGTTGACGCCGGCCACGTCCTCGGGGCGCACGACCTCGTCGAAGTGGCAGTCGGACAGCATGGCGACCACGACGGCCTCGCCGGTCTTCGGCCGCTTCTTCAGCGTCCAGCGCGGCGGCCGGGGCCGGAGCCGGTCGATGCCCTCGAGCACGGCCAGGCGGCCGACGGCAAGGTCGAGCGCGTCCTCGGCGGCCTTGAGCTGCGAGCGCAGCCGGTCGGTGTCCCGGCGGCTGGCGGCGGCGGCGAACTCGTCAAGGCTTGGTCGTTCGTCGCCCACGGGTGCGCCTCCAGTGGTCGACCTTCGAGTGCGTCGCGTCGGCGTAGCCCAGCGACTTGAGCCACGCCACGACCTGGCTGCTGGAGATGTCGCCCGACTCGTCGATCTGCTTCAGCACGTCGGCCGGCAGTGTCTCCATCCACGAGCGGTAGCCGGACTTCGTGGGGTTGGCCTTGGCGAACTCCTCGAGCGTCGGCTTCTTCATCAGGCCCCGAAGAGGAAGTGGTCGAACCAGCGCCGCAGCTCGGGGGTGTCGGGCCGGGACGCCATGTCGATCGTCTGGGAGCAGTGGACGTGGTCGTAGTGGTTCTTCGGCCGGTACGGCTGGGCGCCCTTGTCGCCGGTCCAGCGGGTGTCGCGCCAGATGACCTCGCCGACGCCGATCTGGTCGCAGGCGTTGACCAGGCGCAGGAAGAGCTCGTCGCCGGTCTCCTTGTTGGGCACGAACCAGTCGATGCCCCGGCCCGCAGCGTGCGTCGACCAGGTCGTCAGGCTGCCCCGGACCTTGCGGCTGTTGTAGATGCCGCCGGTCTTGACGCCACGGGGCGCCATGCGGGCAAGCACCACGTCGGACAGGGCACGGGAACCGGGGCGTGGCCCCTGGATGGCCTTGGCCTCGGCCGCAGTGACGGGCTGATACTTGGGCGGCATGCTCAGTCCTCCTCGAGGTCGGGCTGTTCGGCACCGAGGTGGCGGTGCAGCTTCTCGGCGAGCTCGTCGTGCTTGTCGTCGAGCCCGTCGATGCGGTGGCCGAGGCCGTCGACCTTGCCGCCGAGCTCGCCGACGCTGCGCACGACGTCGCCCATGAGCCGCTGCGACTCGCTGTGCTGCTCGGTGTTCTCCTTGGCCTGCTTCTCGGCGACCTTGCGGGTGCGGCTGGTCATCACGGCGGCCACGGCGGCAGGGATGGCGGCGAGGATGGCGCAGGTCCCGCCAATGATGGAGACGATCACTGCGTCGCTCATGTGTCGCCGTCCGTCAGGATCTGCGTGGCCACGGGCTTGAGGTCGTCGAGGCTGGTGGCGTCGACGATGGCCTGGGCAAGCAGGTGGAGCGGGTCCGGCACGGGTGCCGCCGGGCCGGTATGGGCGGCGACGACGGCACCGAGAGCCACGTCGTCCTGGGCGCCGGGCGTGTACACGGCGACGAGGCCGCCGACGTCGTTGGCGTCGACGACGGTGGCGTCGACGGCCCGCAGCTCGGTGGCCAGGAGGCCGAAGTCGACCGGGCCGGGCGTCGGGTACAGGACACGGATCATGCGGCCACCTTGTTGACGGACAGCGAACCGAGGTTGAAGGTCTGCGTGGCGCCCGAGGCGCTCGTCGTGACCAGCAGGTCGAGGGTTAGCGAGCCGGAGCTGATCGTCTCGGTGGCCGTGCCGGTCATGGCGTAGGGCACCGCAGTGGCTGCGCTGGCGTTCGTGTTGAACACGAGGGTCATCGCCCCGGCCTGCGACGTGGTCGTCAGCACGCGGACCATGGCCTGCAGGTGGGCGACACGGGCCGTGGCCGAGTTCGACACGAGCGGCGTGACCGACAGCATCGTTGTCGCACCGATCTTGAGAGCGAACGTGACGTTTTTGTTGGTGCCGCTGGACTGGGTGAAGTTGATGCCTGCGTCGATGAGAAGCACGTCGCCGGCGGCGCAGGCCGGAATGGTGACCGTCGAGGTCAGCAGCGACGTGGCGACGGTGGGCTCGGTGACGGTCGAGCCTGCGCCCTGCCCGCCTACGGCCTTGGTGGACAGCCGGGCCGAGGGCACCGTGCCGGTGGACAGGTCCGACGCCGAGCCCGAGGTGGCGACGGTGGCTAGGCCGCTGATCTTGCTGGTGGCGATGGCGGCACTGGCGCTGATGTCGCCGTTGACGATGGTGCCGTCGGTGATGTCCGAGCTGGTGATCGTCGACTTGCTTGCCAGCGTCCCGGCGTCGCTGATCGTCGCCAGCAGCTGCGTGCCGGTGTGGTTGGCCCGGTTGAGCAGGGTGGCGTCGGAGCTGTTCGCCGTGGCGCCCGAGGCGATGCCGTCGAGCTTCGACTTGTCGGCCGAGCTCATGGCGCCCTGTGCCGAGGTCGACGCTGCGGGGAGCCGGGCGGCGTCGAACGTGCCGGAGGTGATCTTGCTGGCGGCGAGGTTGGGCACGTCGGCGGCGGCGACGTTCGCCCAGGCCGGTGCGCCGGTGCCGTCGATGCGCAGCACCTTGCCCTCGGCGAGGGACTGCCCGGCCCATGTGGGCAGGTCGTAGCTCGAGCCCTGTCGGGTCGTGATGGCCCAGCCCCAGGTGCCGCCGGCGTCGACAGACGTGAACCCGACGCCGTTGCCGGAGCGCACCAGGAACGTGGTCGACCCGACTCCGTCGAGGAACACGTCGGTCCCGGCGCAGGTCACGGTGACGTCTGCACCGGCGCCGACGAGGACGGTTCGGCCGCTCTTCGCCTGTGCGCTGGGCAGCACGACCGTGGACCCGGTGGACACGACGGTGGTCTCGTGGGTGATCGTGTACGACGCGGCGCTCGTGTAGATCGAGTCGCTGCGCTGGTACTGCGGGTGGTCGTCGCCGGTGGCGAGGCCCGTCAGGTCGCTGTGGGCGGTGACGCCGCCGCCTCCGCCGCCCTCGTGGACGACCGTGGCGACGTTGATGCGGACGCCGGCCTTCGTGGTGAGCTGGACGGCGGCGCTCATCGGACGATCGAGTCCGTCGGGATGATGCGGCCCTGCACGAACGTCACGACCGTGCCGGACTTGGTGCCCTGAATGGCGTAGACGAGCGTGTCGCCGGGCGTCCAGTCGTCGGTGGTCGTCGCCGAGACCTTGGCCAGCAGCGCCAGCGTGGTCGACGTCGACGTGTCGGTGAACGTGAACGTGCCCACGGTGCTCGACGAGCTCGGCGTAGCGCGTACCTGGCCGGTCCACGACCAGCCGTTCCACGCGTAGTCGTCGCCGGTGCTCGAGACCTCGACCTCGAGCGTGTCGCCTACCGGCCCGACGAGGTCGACCTCGGAGCCGTTCGGGATGGCTTTCCAGCTCATCGGGTGCCCTCCAGGGGTTAGTACTTGATCTGGCCGACCGACCAGCCGGGGCTCGGACCCACAGGGATCGGGTTGTCGATGCCGAACGTCTTGGCCATCCACGGGTTCGACGTACTGGACGTCAGCGTCGGGCCGCCGTAGCTGCCGGGCGTGACCTGCTGGTCGAGCAGCCGTGTCGTCGGGGCAGCGGCCTGGTTCGCCTGGCTCGTGTAGCCGTTGGCGGTGCCGATCGTGAGCGTGCCGCCAGAGTCGGCCTGCGACACGATGCAGACCAACGTGGCCGGGTACGCCGGGCTGGTGACGCTGCCGCCGGTGAACGACGTCGAGGCGTTGGCCGTCTCGTCAAGCGACTCAATGGTGACGGCCGGGCTGCCCGAGCCGCGCCACACGAATATCTGGGCCCGCCAGGCGAACGTGCCGGTGGTCGACGCCGTGATCGTCGGGTTGGCCTCGGCACCGCTGTGCGCCTTGAAGTAGACGTCGAGCGTCGCCTTGGGGTTGGACGACGTGCCGCCGGTCTTCTGCAACGGGCCGCCGACCGTGTCCCATCCTGCGGGCGGCGAGAACGTGAACGGTGTGCCGCTGGTCTGGCCACGGAGAACCATGACCATGGCGTCGCCCGCTGCGAGACTGCCGGGCAGCGGCAGCGTCAGCGACAGCAGCGAGGTCGTCGAGAGCTGAGAGCTCGCACTGAGGTAGGTGAAGTTGCCGGCCACGTCAGTAGCCGGGGCCGCCGACCATCTGCACCGACAGGTTCGCAGCACCCGTCCCTGCAGCGGTCGTCTCGACGGTCAACCAGTCGAACGCCGTGAGCGACACGTCGGTCAGCAGCGCCGTCTGGTGGTAGCGGCCCGAGTTCAGCGACAGCGTCGCAACCGTCGACCCGTTCTTCTTGACGACCACGGTCGTCGTCGACGTGCCCGGCGTGTCGAGCGTCGCGTCGACCTGGGTGATGCGCACGGTCTTGTCGGGCGACCAGCGGGCCGAGCCCTCGACGGCGAGGGTGGCCTGCGAGAACGTGGCGGGCGTGACGACCTCGACCTTGCCGGACAGCACCTGGGCGTCGAGCGGGCGCACCAGCTGCGCCTTCGGCGAGCGGCCGGCCAGGGTGCCGTCGCCGACCCGCTTGAGCCACAGGCGCGTCCGGTCGGCGAACGCGTCGGCCTTGGTGTCGAGCTCGGGCACGAACTTGGCGAAGCCCTCGTCGTCGACGTTGCAGGTGATCGCCACGACCCGGTACGACGTGGGCGTCGAGCCGTCGGGGCCCGGGGCCGTCACGGAGTCCCGCACCCACACGCCCTTGTAGGGCGTCTCGGCGTCGCTCGTCGGCTCGATGCCGATGGTGACGGTGCGCTGCAGCTGCGAGTAGAGCGCCAGGGTGTTCTGGCCGGACTCGGCCGCCGAGTCGCCCTCCTCGAGCGAGGACAGCGACAGGAAGCCCTCCCGGCGACCGTAGGACGAGATCGACCCGGCGTCCGTCTCGGCCTTGTAGCCCTTGGCGTAGCGCACCAGGACGGCGTTGAGGATCGTCACGGCCTAGCCCTTCTCGGTGTGCACGAGCTCGGTCAGGTTCGTCCCGGCGGCGTAGGTGGCGCCCGAGGCGTTGGAGCCGCCCTTGACGTAGGCGTTGAGGCGCAGGCCGACCGGGTCGACGGTGACGTCGAGGTAGGCGTCGCCCAGCTGGCGCAGCACCGAGAGGTAGTCGGCGCCGATCTGGAAGTTCTCGCCGAGCATCCACGGCCACGGGTCGCCCGCAGAGTCGGTCTCGGAGTCGAACGACAGCGTCCAGCCCGTGAGAGCCCCACGGGCCGCAGCCTCGAGCAGCAGCTCGAAGACGGCGCCGCCGGCCGTCCGGCCGGGGACCGTCGTCGGGTAGTCGAGCGCCTGCCAGGTGGCGTCGGTCTTGAACACCGACGAGGCAGTGTCGAGCACGCCGTCGGTCGGCAGCGAGTGGGCCGACACGGCGACCATGCCCCGGTACAGGCCGTTCGGGCTGTTCTCGTAGACCTCGGCCTCGATGCCGATGGCGTGCGTGCCGGCACTGAGCGGCACGACGGTGCGGTAGCACTCCTCGAAGCTGAACGCCGGGTACTGCTCGGTCTCCAGCACGACGATGCCGTCGACGTAGAGCGTGGCCCGGTTGTCGGCCGCCAGGTACACGACGAGGTCCATGTCGGTCGGCGCCGTGTAGACGTAGATGAAGTAGCAGGTGCCCGACGGCGTGACGTTGCCGTAGTTCTTCGACCACAGCCAGCAGGCCGTCGACGGCGACGGCCAGCCCTTCGGCGGGTACCAGGGGACGTACAGCGGCGGGTCGCCGTCGATGCGGGTGGCGATGGCGTCGTGGCGGACGTACGCGTAGGGCCAGCCGAGCAGGTACGGGTTCTCGGCAAAGCACCAGTTGAAAGGCCGCACGTCGGAGGCGGGCTTCTTGTCGACGCCACCCTTCGGGTAGACGACGGCGTCCTCCCACAGCGACAGCAGGCCACGGCCGGAGAGCTCGACGACTTGGTCGACATCCTCGCCCTGGGCGACCATCCGCAGCTCGCGCTGCTCGACGACGCCGGCAAAGGCGGGCTGGCCGTCGACGAGGAAGCGCACGACGGTGCCGTAGGTGGCCGAGGCCAGGGCGGTGTCGGTGACCTCGAGGCGCAGCGACCAGGTGCCGCAGTCGTTCAGGGTCTCCTGCCAGCGGTGGTCGAACGCCTTTGGCAGCTCGGCCAGCCGGGTCGAGTTCGTCGAGTTGTAGAGCTCGGCGGTGACGGTGGCGGCCATGTCAGGACGTCCTCGGGCCGCGCCGCACCCGGGCCTTGCGCACGATGGCGCCCAGCACGACGGTCACGTTCGCTGCGTTGAGCGTCGGGGCCTGTGGCACTGCGGTCTGCGAGACGACCGGCAGCGAGACGGTCACGTCGGCCATCAGATGCTGAACCAGCCAGAGGCTGACACGGTGAGCGTGATGTTGCCGCCCGAGGTCACGATCGAGATCGCCGCCGACGAGGCGTTCGTGTCGAACCAGGCGATGAGCGGGCTCGTCGAGTCGGTGCCGGTGTCCTTGTAGACCCAGATCCCGGTGACCGTCGAGCCTGCAGCCACGGCGCTGAACGTCGGGTCGGCCGAGTCGAACGCGCCGCCGGTGGTCGTCTTCGACGCCAGCGTGGTTGTCGCCACCCGGTTGCCGGCGGCGACGTCGTCGAGGTAGTCGTGCGCCGAGCTGTACGAGTACGTCTTGGTCAGGACGACCTTGATCGTGTCGTTCAGCAGGTCGATGTCGCCGTCGAGGAACAGCTTGCGTGCAGATGCCTGGACTGCGTTCGCCATGTCAGACGATCCTTCCGCTAGGGATCGACAGCTCGATGACCGCCTTGGTCCAGCTGCCGTCCTCCGAGATGGTCCCGAGCTCCATGCCCAGGACGTGCACCGGCTCGGTGCGCGTGGTGCCGTCCGGCATGGTCAGCACGGCCGAACGGGTGCCGTCGCTCGTGCCAGTGGGCGCCACGACGTTGGTGATGAGGTAGTCGACGTTGGCCTGCAGGCCCTCGTACTTGTCGGCCACGGCAGCGCCGGTCCGGTCGTGGGTGCCCGAGACCAGCATCTGCAGGCTGCGCACCGTGACGGTGGCCCGGCGCTGGTAGGCGATGACGCCTGCGGCGCCCGGCAGGATGCGGTCGGAGCCCCGCACGTTCGCCGGGAGCCACAGCTCGTAGAGGTTCAGCACCTTCCAGGCCGGGCCGTTCATGGCGACGCCGCCGATGGTGAGGTCGCCCGCCGCCGTGTTGTACGTCAGCTTGGGCATCGTCAGCGTCCGATCAGGTAGGCGGCGTCCCGCTGCTTGCGCACGACCTCGGTGGCGGTCAGCACCGGGTCCGTGGTCGTGATGTTGAACGTGTTGCCGCCACCGCCGGCGAGCATGGCCTCGACGCCGCGCACGAGCGCCTTGGAGTCGTCGGAGTCCATGACGAAGCCCGAGCTCGAGGGCACGAACATCTCGGCGCCCATCTCGTTGACCATCGACCGCTGGCCCTTGGCGAGCGGGCCGCCGAGGGCGCGACGGCGCCTGCTCCTCGGCAGCACGCCCTGGCCGGGACCGAAACCTGGAATCTGGCCTGGGACGTACTGCGGAAGGTTGACAGGATCGACCTCGACGCGCACCGTGCGAGGTCGTGTCGCCTCGTCGATCAACCGGTTGGCCGTAGCGATGTCGCCCGCCAGCAGTGCGTTGTCGATGGCGACGCGAACCTCTTGCGGGGCCTCACTGAGGTCGGTCTGGAACAGCGCCAGACGCTGCTTGACGAGCGCCAGCTGCTCCTCGACCTGCGTGATCTTGAGCGCTACCTCGATCTGCTGGTCCGTGAGCCCGGCCAGTCCCAGGTACTGCTGGATCTGGTCGGGCGGGATGCCGGCAGCCTGCAGCGCCTTGGTCAGCACGTCGCGGTACTGCGCCGCCAGGACCGGCACGAGCTCCTCGTTGCCCGACGCGATCAGCGACTGGAACTGCTTGGCTGCGGCGTCGCCGATCGCCAGCAGTGACGTGATCGCCTTGCCGGACGCCTCGGTGATCTTCGTGACGTCGAACGCCTCGAGGAAGTTCTTGGGCAGACCGGCCAGGTCCTCGTTGAGCGTGCGCAGCTTGTCGCTGAGGTTGACCGTGGCGCTGGCGATGTCGTCGAGCTGCGTGCCCTGCTCGATGGAGTCGCCGAACGCCTTGGCTCCGGCCTGGGCGGCCTGGTAGGCGTCGTCGAGCGACCGCACCTTCTGCTCGTAGGCGGCCAGCGTCTTCTGGATGCCCTCGATCGAGGCGTTCTCGCTGTCGATCGCGTCGACAGCGTCTTCAACGGCCTTGTTCTGGTCTCGCTGAGCGACGGTTGCGGCAGCGGTGGCGCCGGCGGAGAGGCGGATCTGCTCTTTGTAACGCTTGATGTCGCCCTCAAGCGCCTTGATGTTGCTGGAGCTGCCAGTCGTGTTGTTCTCAAGGACGGCAATCGCGTTGGAGAGTGCTTGGATGTTGCCGTCCTTGCTCAGACTCTCCAGCGTTCGCCGAACGTCGCTCAGGCCGATGTTGATGCCCTCAACCGACAGTCGCTGGTCGAAGAACAGATCCTCAAGGCCAACGCTCGAGAGGCTGTCGAACAACCCCTTGCTTTCCTGCTCGGCAGCCTTGAACGCCTTGCCGAGCTCTGCCGGGCCCTTTGCGTCCGCCAGGTCGCCGACGGCGGCCTTGAACTCGACGCTCTGCAGTCGAGCACTCTCAAGAGCCTGAATGATCTGGAACACCGCTAGGGCGCCAGCAGCAATGCCGATGCCCGCAGCAGCCTTGCCGAACCTCGTCAGGCCGCCCTCGGCGTTGAACGCAGCGTCCTTGACCTTCGTGAACTGGCCGGCAAGCACTGCGAGGCCGCCGACGGCAGTGACGGCGATGCCCCCCACGGCGCCGACCCGGCCGACGCTCTCGCCGATGGCCGGGTTCAGGTTGTTGAGCGCCCCCAACGCACCGTTGGCGCCGCTGGCAAGGTCGGAGAAGACGCCGGCGGCACCCTTGCCGACCGTCTCTCCGAGGTCGCCCAGGTTGTTCTTGAGGATCTGCAGCTGGCCGCTGAAGGTCTTGCCCTCGGCCACTGCGAAGCCCTGCACCGAGCTCGACAGGGCGTCGACGGTCGCCCCGAAGGCGTCCGTCTTGAGCCGGGTGGCGTCGATGTCGATCCCGGCCTTCTTGAGGGCGCCCGCCGACCCGCCGATCGACTTGCCGACCATCTTGGCCGCAGCGTCGAGGTCGATGCCGAGCTTGCGGGACAGGTCGACGACGAGGGGCGTGACCCGCTTGACCTGGTCCTCGGTCAGGCCGAACTGCACGAGGAGCGACTCGGCCCCGACGATGGCGTCGCCGTCGGCGGCAGTCACCTGCTGCAGCGAGGTCGCCAGGTCGGTGAGCGCCTTGCCGCCGTTGGTGAACGCCTTGTCGCTGTTGCGGATCGAGTTGTCGAGCTTGATCTGCTGCTGCTCGGCCTCGTCCGACGCCTGGGCGAGCTTGTAGAGCCCGCCGATCACCGCAGCGCCGCCGATGGCGGCCTTCGTCCCGATCGACGTCAGGCGCGCCGAGGTCTTCTCGGCGCCCCTCTCGAGCTTGGCGTCGAGCCGGTCGGCAGCGGTGCCGGCCTTGTCGAGCTCACGGACGGCGCCCTTGGCGTCTGCGTCGATGAGGATCTGCAGACGTTCCAGGAGTGCCACGGGCTACGACCTCGACTCGTTGAGCAGCCGGAGGCTGCGGACGGACTGACGGAGAGTCACGTCTGGGGGCCAGCCGAACTCTCTGGCGCACCAGACGATCCAGGCGTCGCTTCCGCGGCCGCCGAACCCTGTTTTGGGATGCCGCCCTCGTACAAGGTCGGCAGGTCCTCCTCGACCGTCTCGAAGGTGCCCTCGAGCAGGTCGCGCATCGTGAGGTCGGCAGGCGTCGCGCCGACATGCTCGCAGCACGCGGCGTAGACGTAGCTGGCGACCTTGGCGGTCTGGATCGGGTGCGCTGCGATGCGCCACCACTCCAGCTCGCAGTCTGACTCCAGAGTGACCACTGCCGTGAGGGGCAGGTCAGCGATCCTGACCTGCCCCTTCGGCGTGGTGACAGCCCACTCCTCAGCCATCAGCCGACGTAGCTGACCGAGGTGGCGGCGGCCCAGGAGCCGGACGCCTCGACCGCACCGCCGACCGAGGTCGACACGGTGATGTCGAAGGTCGCCGTGCCGAACCAGTACTTCGTGGTGTCGGAGGTCGTCGGGTAGAGGTAGAACGCCCGGGCGTTGCCGTCGGCCACCTTCTGCAGGCCGCCGGCGGAGTCCCAGAAGCCCGAGAACGAGCCCGAGGCGTCGGCCAGACCGGCGATGTAGGTCTTGGTCGTGTCGCCGAACGAGGTCACCTCGGTCTTGTCACGGGTCTGCTGGATGTCGAAGGTCGTGAGGTTGGCGACCGTCGACGCGGAGCCGTTGGCCCCGACGCTCTGGTCGACCTTGAGCTGGCCGTTACGGCCGGTGATGGGAGAGGCCACGGTGGGCTCCTTCTGTGCTTGGGGTGGGTGTCACACGCCGAGCGCCGACAGCAGGCGCTCTGCGTTCTTGGGGAACGTGCGGTCGGCGACCGCCGCTCGGGCTTGTTCGGCGGCGTGCTGCCGCTCGGTCGGGTGGGCCTTGGCCCAGCGCAGGATCTCGCCGAGCTCCTCGGGGCTGTCGAACGTGGGCAGCATCGGGAAGAGCTCGTCGGACTCGGGGCGGGACTGGCGGGCGAACCAGGTGCCGGTGGCGGCCAGCTCGACCTCCCGGGGCCCGACGGCCCAGCCGTCGGCGCTGGAGCTCAGCCCGCCGTCGTCCTCGAGGCGGTACAGGTTGAACGAGGCGGCGGCGCCCCGGTACAGCCCGACGGCATCCGCGTTGTCGATGCAGGTGTCCAGCGGGTGCACGACCCGGCTGGCGAGCTCGGGCGACGTGTGCTCCCAGTTGCCGGCGAGTGCCAGGTCGAGGCCGGTCCAGTCGACCCGCTCGAGGAACCGCTGCCGGGACGGGTAGCCGGTGCCGACGAACGCCACGTCGCTGGTGCGCGTGGCGGGACCTGGGCAGTGGACGCTGGGCCGGTAGCAGTGCGGGCCGTAGAGCACGGGCGCCTTGGTGCGCTCACGGTAGACCTCGGCATTGACCGGGTCGTTGAGCACGATGGCGTCCCAGCCCCACTCGACCTTGGCGGCGGTGCGCTCGGTCTCGTAGGGCTCCTCGGTGGCGACCAGGACGACCTTGTGGCCGCGGTCCCGCATCATCTCGACGAGCATCTCGTACATGAAGAAGCCGGAGACCACCAGCACGAGGTCGGGCCACCAGGCGTAGCACTCGGCCCTGATGTGGCCGGCGGCGAGGTGCGCCACCTCGGCCTGCTCGTAGGGCTGCACCCATGCGCCGGTGGCGTCCTGCTGGTGCGCCGTGGAGTACCACTGCAGGAGCTTGTCGAGCTCGAAGAGCCGGGTCTCGACGCCAAGGGCGGCGAGGCCCTCGGCCCAGCCCCGGTAGACGTCGGCGACCGAGTAGTTCGGCCCCGGTGCGACGACGAGGGCCCTCACCGGAACGATTCGAGGAGCGACCGCTGGTGCGTCAGCTTGAAGATGCGCATGGCCTGCGGCTCCCCGACCTTGATGCCCCGGGACCAGGTCTTCTTGCCCTTGGTCCCCGGGTGGTTGACAGCTGATGCGAACCCGCCGCCCTGGAGCGCGAGCGCCTTGCGGCGGTTGCGTCCACGGGTGCGGTTCTTGATGGCGTGCGGCTTGGCGCCGCCCTCGAGGTAGACCCACAGGCCGATCGGCTTGGGCTTCAGGAGCGCCGTGGCGTTCTCGTAGCCCTTGACGTCGTAGTAGGCGCCGAGCTTGGGGGCCCGGTAGTTGCCCTTCACCGGGCTCCACCCCCAGTGGCTCATGCGCAGGTCGCCGCCGGTGTCGGAGGCGCCGGAGGCCAGCGTCGCCTCCTTGTAGGCAAGGGCTGCGGCAGACACTGCCTGGCGGTTGGCCTTGCCCGAGGCGCGTGCCGCCTTCTGCAGCTTGTTCGCCAGTTCCTTGCCGGAGCTGGACGTGCCCATCAGCCGATGACCTCGAACTGCGCCGTCATGGCCCAGTAGCCGGACTCGCCGACGGTGAGCTCGCGCAGGTCGCCGGTGGTCGCCATGCGGAGGTCGGAGACCCGGCCGTCGAGCGTCGGGTCGTCCTCGAGGGCGGCCTGGACGCTGCGGCTGTTGGCCGGGTCCATGAGTGCGAGCAGGTCGTCGAAGGCGTTGACGTTGCGGCCGGAGACGGCGACGGTGAGCTCGATCGTGAAGCGCCGTGCGCCAGGACCGAAGGAGAGGTGCGGCTCAAAGGTGAAGCCGGTGAGCAGCACGGCCGGGGCCACGACGTCCTGCGGCGGGACCCGGTAGACGTTGACGCCCGGGCAGCCTGCGGAGAGCGCTGTCTCGATGCCGTCGAGGACGTCGGCGTTGGTGGCCGGCATCAGGCGAGCCCCGGCGACAGCAGCTTGTACGGCTGGAGCATGGCGTCGATGTCGGGGTCGAGGCGCGAGACACGGACGACGCCGAACTCGCCGAACCCGGCGACGCCGAGCGGCGACTCCTGGCGCTTCATCACCCGTGCCACCTGCAGGCGGCACGCCTGCTTGACCTGGGCGGGCACGGCGGGCCAGCCCCAGGTGCCGGTGATCTGCGTGAGGAACCGGCGGCCGGTGCCTGCAGTCCCGCCGGGGATCGGGAACCAGACCTGGTTGAACAGCTCGACGTGGGTGTAGGGGCCAGCCTCGGGGAACCCGCCGCCGGCAGGAGGCAGCAGCGCGTAGTTGGTGGCGCCGATCGTCTCCTCGAAGGTGCCGTCGCCGTCCCGGTCGACCTTGAGGGTCGTGACCGAGACGAGGTCGTTGAACGCCCCGAGGGTCAGCATGGACGCCGACTGCGTCTCGAACGTGCGGGCCTCGGCGGTGTGCTGGAAGAACGACCGCTGGCAGGCGTTGTCGATCGCCCGGGACACGGCAGTGACGACGTCGTCGAGCAGCTCGGTGTCGGCGAGGTCCGACAGGCCGGCGTAGGTGCGGGCCTCGGCGGTGGTGAGGTAGCCGTTGGTGATGGTCACGACTGGCCCTCCCTCGGGCGCACGATGTAGCCGACCTCGGTCGACAGGGCGATGGTCCGGCCCTGGTCCATGAACCGGCGGACGAGCTCGAAGTCCTCGCCGCGGAACGTGGCCGGCGGTCCGGCGATGAACGGGTTGGCCCGCCAGATGTCGGTGCGGACCATGAAGCTGATGCCGACGTTGCCGTGGTCGAGCGGCCAGCCCGGCCGAGGCACGGGACCGAGGTGCGGGTGCCACATGGTGTGGATCAGCACGTCGACGTCGGGGTGCATCTCGAGGCCCCGCCTGTAGACGTCGGGGACCAGGACGTCGTCGTCGTCGCAGAACGCCACGAAGTCGGTCCAGACGTGCTCGGCGGCGGCATTGCGGACGAGGCCCGGGCAGCCGAGGTCGACGTGGAGCGAGGCGTCCACGTCGGGGCACCCGTCGGCGACGACGAGCACCTGGTGGGCGAAGGCGTTGGCCGAGGCCACTGCCCGCTCGAGGGTGTCGCGGCCGGTCGTGGGGATGACGACGCAGATGGTCTTCATCCGACGACCGGGTCCCGCCACCACACGACGTGCACGACGACGGCGAGCAGGAGCCACTGGACGGGCACGACGCCGGCGGCCGTGAGGCACACGACCGGGCCGGCCACCGCCTGGTAGACCCGCACGGTGTCGGTGACGACGACGAGCAGCAGGTAGGCGACTGCGAGCGTGACGAGCAGCTGCGGCGTCGGGTCGAGCAGTGCGGCGAGCCCCACGCCCCACGGCGCCACCATGAACCAGGCGTTGCGCCACTGGCCCTTGTGGTGCTCGAGCGAGCTGCGCACCGGGTGGTCGTGGACCCGCTGCAGCAGCGGCTGGCGGGTCACGTCGTCGATCTGCGGGCGGCGCGCCAGCATGGTGACGGCCGGGACGACCAGGCCGACGAGCGCCAGCGGGTTCCAGGCCCACAGTGCGACGAGCACCGGCGAGGACTCCTTGACGCAGGCCGCCCACAGGGTCAGCACGACGCCGATGACGGGCTGGCCGTGCACGAAGCACCCGGCCGCCCAGACCGACAGCGCCATCGACGGCAGGTCGACGCCCACGGGCCGGACGGTGTGCGGTCCCCAGACGCCCGGCAGGGCCACCAGGAGCGCCGCTGCGGCCGCTGCGACCTGCCAGGTGGCGCCGGTCCCCAGCGCCCACCAGAACGTCCCAGAGGCCAGCAGGGGCCACGAGAGCGCCCACACGCCCCACCAGAGCTTGATGTCGTCGCCGCACACGGCCGGCAGCAGCCAGCGCAGGTTGAACGGCTTGGCGACCCGCACACCCTGGCCTGCGAGCCAGTAGCGGGCGGCGTCAGGCCCGAACGTTCTCATCGACCGTGGACAGGTTGAGGTCGTCGAGGTTGACCGGGTTGGTCCTGGTCTCCTCGGGCCACCAGACCTTGGGGCCCTTGTGGTGGCCGACGTGGGCGGTGGTGTCGACGTAGACCTTGTGGCCGGTCAGCTCCTGCAGGCGCAGGCAGAACGAGATGTCCTCGCCGAGCGACCACTCCTTGCCGGTGCGGGACTGCACGACGTCGAAGCCGAACCAGCCGTTCTTGACGCTGCCGGACGCCTCACGCATCTCCTCGAGCACCGAGCGGTGCACCATCAGGCAGCCGGTGCCGGTCGCAGCGACCTCGCAGACGGTGCCCTCGGGCCAGTCGAGCAGCACCTGCGTGACGGTGTCGTCGTCGTGGGCGAACAGCGTGGTGAGCGGCCCGTCGGCGGTGACGATGACGCACAGGCCGCCGAGGACCCGCAGGTCCATCTGGGCGCAGCGTGCGACCATGCGGTGCATGAGGTCGGGGTCCCAGACCATGTCGGAGTCCAGGAACCAGAGCCACTGCGCCTCGGCGTAGGACTCGTTGGTGAGGAACTCGTCGACCAGGCGGTTGCGCGCCTTGGCGAGGTTGGCCGTCGCCTCGACGCACAGGTAGTTCTGGAACAGGCGCAGCTCGACGGGGTTCGGGTGCTCGGGGCACCCTGCCTGCTCCCAGAGCGCCACGCTGCGCTCTCGGTCGTAGACGTCCATCTCGACCAGCGACCGCAGCCAGCGGCTGCTGATGTCGTGGCCGGTACTCGGGAAGGCCACGACGACCTTGCCCACCAGCTCTTCGTTCACGGTTTGCCCTCCGTAGCGACAGCGATGACAGCGGGTGACAGCGAGGGAGCCCGGCGCCGCTGTCAAGCGCCGGGCCCCCTCGAAGGTTCAGCCGATCAGCCGATCAGCTGAGGACCTGCTTGAAGCCCGTGCCGGACAGCACGCAGGTCGCCACCGGGAAGCGGCCGGCGGTGAAGGCCGAGAAGCCGTAGGCCACCAGGCGCACGCTGAGCTGGTCCGCGAGGACCTCCTCGAGGCGCAGGCCGATCGGGGCGGCGCCGTCCTCCATGTGGAGCACGTCGGCACGACGGGTGACGATGATCCGGTCCTCGTCGGTCGAGGCGCCGAGGTTCGTCGGCACGCCGGCGTCGGTGATGACGGGGATGCCCGCCACGGAGCCGACTGCGGCGTAGCCGGCGGCCACGCCGTTGCCGACGGCGTTGAAGCCGGGGCCGTCGATCTGGACCAGCGGCCGGTTCGACGAGTCGGACTGCGCGCACAGCCACGCCCAGCGGCGGGGGTGCATCACGATCAGGTCGGCGGCGGCGTAGCGGGACGCGTTGACCTTGCCGATCGCGTTGTGCAGCGACGACACGAGCGAGGCGCCCGTGGTGCCGGTCCAGCCGGCGGTCTGCACCGACGTGGTGTTGAGGATGCCGAAGTGGCCGCCGGCGGTGCCGTCGCCCGAGATCGCCGAGACGTTCGTCTTGGTGGCGTAGTCGGCAGCGAGGTCGGCGAGCAGGATCTCGGCGATGCCGGCCCCACGCTCGACGGCCTGGCGGGACAGGACCTGCTGGCCCGCGAACGTGCGCACCGGGACGGTCAGGGTGTCGGTCGTCTCGGTGGTGTTCGAGACGGCGGTGTTCTCGGTCGCCTGGGCGGCCACGGTCGTCCCGGCGGTGGCCCGCGGGATCGAGATGGTCATGCCCTGCGCCGGGAGCGCCACGTTGGTGATCGCCGACAGGAACGGACGGCCGGACTTGAGCGCCGGGGCGAACAGCTCGGTCAGGTACTGCGGGACGACCAGCGCACCGAAGTTGCCGGTGGTCGAGCGGTACTCGGCGAGGGACTCCTGCCGGTTGCGCTCGAGGCGCTCGGCGGCGGCACGGTCGCCGTCCTTGGCCGCGAAGGCGTCCGCGAGGAAGTCGTGGTCGCCGCCGGGGCGGTAGGTGCGGGCCTCGGACACGACCGCGATCTGCGGGGTGGCGTCGGCCAGCTCGGCGCGGATCTCTGCCGCGGCCTCGTTGCGCTCGTTGAGCTCGGACATGTCAGCCTCCTGGGCCTTGAGAGCGTCGATGCGCTCGTCGATGGAACGGAGCTCGTCGCGCGCGGCGTCGAACTCCAGGGTCTCTTCGGGGGTGAGGTCGGTACGGCCCTCGCTCTCGACGGCGTCGAGGATGGCGGTGACCTTGGCCTCTGCGCCCTCGCGCTCGTCGAGCGCGGCGGCGATCAGGGAGCGGATCTGCTCCAGCATGGGGTGCTCCTAGGGAGTCGTTGGACAGGGACCACCGGGTGCTGCCAGGTGCCGACCAGGTGGGCCTCGGGGCCCGGCGTGGTCGACGGCGTGGCGTGCGGCGCGGTGTTTGGGCCTACGGCCGGGCGAGCCGGTCGAACTGGGCCCGTGCGACGTCGAGGCGCCGGCCGGTGGCGACGACCTCGTCGGTCGCCTCCTCGGCCTGCGGGGCCTCGTCGTTGCGCAGCTTGGCGACGGTGGCCGGGTTGGCCGGGTACGTCACCACGGAGACGTCGAAGAGCTGGACCTCTCGGATGGTCCGCAGCGAGTAGTCCTTCGACCACTCCTGCCGGCCCTCGCCCTTGGGGATGCGGAAGGCGAAGCTCATCTGGTCGAGGTCGCCACGGTTCATGGCCGACCGCAGCTCCTGGACCGTCGGGTTGGACGGGTCGAGCTCGGCGCGCACCTTGAGGCCGATGTCGTCGGACTCGAGCTCGAGCGTGCCCTCGCCGCCACGGCTGCGGGCCAGCGGCACGCCGTCGTGGTTGACCAGCAGACGGACGTCGGCCTCGCCGGCCGACTTGGCTGCGGCGCCACGGCTGATGACCTCGGTGAACCCGCCGGCCTCGGGACCGCCTGCCACGTCGTAGCGGTACTCGTAGACCAGGGCGTAGCCCTCGAGGACGGGCGTGTCGCCGTCCATGCGCAGCTCGACGTCGGCCAGGCGGCGGTGCTCGACCTCGGGCAGCTCGATGCCGTCGTCGGTGCGGCGGTACTCGTCGTTGACGGTCATGTCGGACCTCGTGGTGTCGGTGCCCTCCGACTCGGACCCGGGCAGCAGCGCCTCGGGGATGATCCACAGCTTGCAGACGGCCTCGGGGGCGATGTCGCCGTCGACGACCTCGCAGGCCCGGGCGCCCTCGTAGAAGACGCACGAGGAGCAGACCATGCCCTCGAACGGCGACTCGGCGACGTAGTGGGCGCCGTCGGGGCCGATGCCCTGGTCGAACTTGCCGAACAGCTCGGCGACGCCCTCGACGGCGTCGTACAGCGCCGCCTGGCGCGGCGTCACGGGGTAGATCGACTCGGGCATGTCGCGCGTCTCGTCGCTCATCTGCGTGCTCGTTCCTCGTTCGTCCTCGCTGTCGAGGCTGCTCAGGGTCGACTCGGCCCAGGTCCGGCCGGGGTCGCCGCCCCACGCCGACCAGGCCACACGGCCCGGCGTCGGGTAGCCGGGCTCGCCGTAGTTGAAGCCTTCGGCCTCGGTGTCCGGCTCGTGCCGGGCGAAGTAGGACGCCATCCGGCGCACGACGTCCTCGCTGACGGCGACGCCGTCGGCGAGCTGCTGGGCCCTGCGGCGGCCGGTGGCGGTGAAGCCGTCCCCGGCGAGGCCCTCGGCGATCCACTCGACGGCCTTGGCCGCCTCGTCCTGCACGCCCTGGGGCGGGGTGTAGTCGGGCATCAGACGGCGGGCGGGACGTCGGCCGGCTGCTCGAGCGGCGGCAGGTCCTCGATCTGGCGCACCTCGTCGACCGTCTTCCAGCCGGCGGCGATCGCCGAGGCGTGGGCGTTGTAGCGGTCGAGCGTCGTCATGCGCAGCAGGGCGTCACGGGTCGCCTGGACGTACTGCGGCCGGGGCAGCAGGTCGGTCAGGCCGGACTCGAGCACGACCAGCACCGGGTCGATGGCGTAGCGGAGCAGGTCGAGGGCTCTCGACTCGACGTTGCTGTAGGTCATCGAGGCGCCGGACTCCGAGCCCACCATCTCGGGCGGCACGCCGAAGAACCGGCACACGTCCTGCACGGAGACCTTCTGGGCGTTGAGCCACTCGGCGTCCTGCGGGGCGATCGAGATCGCCTTGTACGAGAAGCCCTGCCCGAGCACCGCCACGCCACGCTCGGCGGTCACGGCGTGCTGCCAGCGGTCCTTGATCGCCGCAGCCTGCTCGGCGGTGAGCTCGGCGTCGGTCTCAAGGGTGCCCGTCGGGATGCCGCCGGACGTGAACCACTGCGAGCCGTACTGCTGCGACGAGACGCCCATGCCGACCGACTGGCGGGCGGCGGTCAGGGCGCTCATGCCGAGCGGCGAGCCGGGCATCGTGTTGATCGAGCGGTGCCAGATCGTCGACGGGTCGACGTCGACGCCGCCGACCTTGTAGGTCACCTGGTCGGTACGCCAGTCGTAGTCGGCAGCGACCAGGTCGGGGTGCAGGATCTGCACCGCCGTCGGCAGCGCCATGTTGTTGCGGCTGAGGACAAGGCCGTAGACGTTGCCGCGCAGCACCAGCGAGTAGACCGCCTGGGACAGCCACGAGGCCAGCGGCTGCGTGCCGTTGGGCTGGCGGAGGATCTGCGGGTCGGGGATGCGGGTGTCAATCCCGCCGGCCTGCCGGTAGGCGTGGAACGGCAGGGTCGAGATCAGCCGGGCGTACAGGCTTGAGCACGCCCACACCGCCGAGTGCGTCAGCGCGACCGAGTCGGTCACGTTCACGGTCTTCGGCGACAGGCGCATCATCTGCGCTGCGTGCACGAGCTCGCCGGCCGACGGGCCCGAACGCTGCTCAGGCTTGGGGAAGAAGAGGCCCATGTCAGCGACGCTCCAGGAGGATGCCGAGGCCGACCAGCAGCAGCCCCGTCACCAGGAGGCCGAGGCGGAGGTCGACGGTCCATGCGGCGGCGGCCACGAGCGTGGCCCCGAGCAGCTCGAGGATGGTCGTGAGCTTCGAGCGCATGGGCCTACCAGACGGCGAGGACGGGATCGGCCGCCGGCTTGGCGGGGATCGAGGTTGCGCCCCACAGGGCGAGGGTTGCCGCCACCAGCGGCGAGATGTCGACGGCCGACGACGACCGGGACCAGGCCCAGGCGTCGCCCAGCTTGCGCTTCGCCGAGCCGGTCACCGCTGCGGTCAGCGGCGGCTGGCCGCGGTGGCGCAGCTTGTCGTTGATGACGGCGTCGTAGATCCGGCCGCATGCCGACGCCATGTCCCGGCTGCCCGACACGACGACCGGGATGCCTGCGGCCTCCAGGTCGGGGATGACCGAGGCGGCGGGACCGGCGCCGTCGACCACGAGGGCACGAGGCTTCCAGCGGTCGTGGAGCTCGATGCACCGGGACACCACCCAGTCGGTGCCCTTGCGGTGGTCGACGAGCTCGACGCCGTTGCGGTCACCGGCCGGTCCGGCGGCCACGATGCTCGCCGAGGACCGGTCGGGCGTGAAGTCGAGGGCGAAGACGAGGTCGTCGCCCAGCTCCAGCGCAGTGTCCTCGCGCCGGTTCCACGTCGAGACCGGGATCGGCGACGCGACCGCCGCCGAGGTCCAGCGGTTTAGGTAGGCCCGCTCGGCCTCGGCCAGCTCCATGCTGGCGAAGTCGGCGCGCAGTGCTTCGAGGCTGATCGTGTGACCGAGCGCTGGGTGGCACGCGAGCCAGGTGGCGTCGGCGGTCGGGTCGTCGTCGTCGCCCGCCGACCACTCGAAGTAGGCCATGCCGCTGGCCTCGCCGGTCGAGCAGGACTCACGGCCACGGTCGACCTTGGAGCGCAGCCAGGTGCTCGAGGCGGTGCCGGCCGTGGAGATGATCCACAGCTGCGGCTGCTCCCTGGTAATCATGGCGGGCTTCAGCGACTGCTCGAGCCGGTTGTCGTGGGCGAACGCCTCGTCGACGACGGCAAGGTCGAGCGACTGGCCGTGGCCCGCCTTCTCGGTCGTGGCCACGATCGTCTGCAGCGAGCCGTTGCCCCAGCGGACCGCCTCGCTGCCGTTGGAGTGCCGGACCTCGAACATCGGCTCGAACTCGGACTGCTCGAGCATCGGGACGTGCTCGTCGCGCCACTTGTGGCGGGCGTCTTGGGCGGTCTGCGCCGTGTAGACGATCCGCTGGTTCCCGCCGAACGGGCCGAGCGCCCGGTGCGTCATCACCGACAGCAGCAGGGTCGTCTTCCCGGCCTGGCGGGGCACGGTCACCACGACGGTGCGGTAGGCCAGCAGCCCGGTGGCCGGGTCGATCTCGAGGGCCACGTCGACGACGTGGCGCTGCCACGGCATCAGCGGCGTGCCGAGCTTGGTGGCAATGGCCGCCACGCCGGCGCCGTGGGTGGGCCGGTCAGTCCGCTCGGTACTCCACCGCGGCGGACAGCTCGGCGGCGAGGCGGTCGAAGGCATCGGTCTCTCCGTGGTGCGACAGCAGCTCGACGACGTTCCGCAGCTCACGGCTGACGGAGGCGACGGCCGTCCCGGCGCCCTGGTCAAGGGTGTCGGCGAGCG